CAAAAACCTTAAAGGCTTGTTGTTTATTACCTGTTTTATAGGTTAGCTTTGACCATATATTATTAAATATATCTATATTATTACTCTTATTATAACTATTACTATGACTACTATCCATTTGGTTATCCATTTGCATATCTTTACCCCATCTTTTATTTGATGCTTTTCTTAGTTTTTCTGTTCTTTCATGCACCCAATCCATCTCTTCTCTTTGTGCCTTTGAATAATAACCCTCTTCATCAGCTTGAAAATAGGTCTCTAAAATATAATTTATGCTGTTTTCATCAGCATTTTGACAAACTCTTTTGAGTCTATCTATATCTTTTGGTAATGTTGCGTTATTTTTCCAAGCATAACAAAGCAATCTAAAATATAAACCTAGTTCTTCGTTTGTGAGGTTTACTGTATCTGCTATAAAATTATCAGGACTTATTCCCATCTTCCAAATCTTTTGTGCCATTTTTTTCTCCAATTTTTTTATTAAAACACTTTATACAAGACCTATCAAAATCCCAATCTA